ATGAAAGTAAGAAAGCACCGCGACAAGAAAAATATATCAACACCAATACAAGGAGAATAATGTCTCACACAGAAGCACCTATCAGCATCACAGTAAAGTCAGCAGCAGGTTCTCTAGTCACAGTTCGTGCTGCATCTGCAGAAGAACTTGACCAGACAATTGCTATGACACTTGCATCACTTGCAAGTGCTACCGAAGAACTCGAAAAAGCAGTGCGTGGCACTGGTTTTAGCGCACCTGCGTCAGCCCCAGTATCTCCAGCAGTTGGCTATGCAGCCAATGCGCTAGGCGGTACAGTCATTGCAGAAACATTCACACCAGCAGCAGCACCTGCGGGTGGTGGACAACGCATGTGTCCTCATGGAACTATGACACGTATCCATGGACTAACAGGTAAGTTTGGTCCATATAAAGGACACTTCTGCCCTGCTAAGCAAGGTGACCCAACCAAGTGTGCAACACAATATATCAAGGCTAACTCACCAGAGTTTGCTTCATTCGTAGCCGACCAAACAAAGGCATAAATGAAAACACTACGCCGTAGCGTAGGTAAGGCAGAAGTGGGGGGAGAACCATTAGCCCCACCTTTCCAAGCCTTCGCAAGAGAAGGAATCATATTACGGCGTGCGGAAGTTACAATTATTGCTGGCACTCCTGGTGCTGGTAAGTCCAGTATTGCATTGCATATCGCTGCAAGATTAAAACAACCAACATTATATTTCTCAGCAGATACCAATGCACATACTATGGCTATGAGATTGCTTGCACTTCGCGCACGCATACCGCAACAACAAGCAGAACAGATGTTAAAGACACAGCCAGATACAGCCGAGTCTATCTTGCGTGAGTATGGAAATATGTATTGGTCTTTCGAACCAAGTCCTACTCTTCGTGATTTAGATGAAGAAGTATCTGCATTCGAAACTATATGGGGCAGAAGCCCAACGCTTATAGTTGTGGACAATCTTATGGACATTGCAATCGATGGACATGAAGAGTTCGCAGGTATGCGACAGGTTATGAAAGAACTTAAGTATCTTGCAAGAGATACTAACGCTGCTGTTCTAGTGCTACACCATACACAAGAAGGTGCACCTGGCTACCCATGCCAGCCTCGCTCTGCTCTGCAAGGCAAGGTCGCGCAGATTCCTGCTATGGTGCTGACAGTAGGACAGATGATGCAGGGTGCAGACGCATACCTATGCGTAGCCCCTGTTAAGAATAGATACGGCAAGGCAGATGCAACTGGCAATACATATGTGTCGCTATCATTTGAGCCTGGTTCTATGTATCTAGAAGATGTAGTCCGTGACTATAGACAGGTAGAGATGACAGTATGAGTAACGCAGCAAAAGCCAAAGGCTCTGGAGCAGAACGAGATGTAGTTGCTTATCTAAAAGAGAACGGCTACAAGTATGCAGACAGACGATTGGCTGGCGCTACGCTAGATAAAGGTGACATATCAGGTATACCTGGAGTTACAATTGAAATCAAGAACCATGCCAAGATGAACTTGGCTGGTTGGATAGAAGAATTGCTCATAGAAATGGGCAATGACGGGGCGTGGACAGGCGTGGTGTGGCACAAACGTAAAGGGAAGCGGAGCCCTAGCGAGTGGTACTGCACCATGCCTGGACATGTGTGGTTAGACCTACTAAAGAGAGCCATCAATGGAGAAACCAAGCATTGAAGAGTACCTAACTTACATAGGTGCAGATATACCAGCACGCGGTAGTGGCTGGCGCAAAATGAAATGCTGCTTTCATTTAGACAGTCATGCAAGTGCAGCAGTAAACTACGATAAGAACGCCTTTGTCTGCCACGGTTGTGGAGTCAAAGGCGATGTCTACTCTTTAATTATGTATAAGGAAGGAGTTAATTTCCGTGAGGCTAAACAATTCGCAGAGACAGTTCTTACTGCAGGCTACACAGAGGTACGCAGGCAAGATAGAAGTAGCAGAACGGTATCTGTCAAGCCGTCAACTCTCGGTAGACGAGGCAAAAGTCTTTCACTTGGGAGTGGTAGAAGACCCACTTCCAGGGCATGAGCCATATTTAGGCAGACTGTCTATTCCATATATCACGCCATCAGGCGTGGTAGATATTAGATTCCGTGACCTAACAGGTACGCATGATGCCAAGTATATGGGGTTAGTTGGTGCTGAAACTACTATGTTCAACACTCAAGCATGCTTTGCTGCAGATGATTACATATGCGTGACAGAGGGTGAGTTCGACTGCATTATGATGACAGTCAAGACCAACCACCCAACAGTAGGTATTCCAGGCGCTAACAACTGGAAAAAACACTATGCTAAAATCCTAGATGATTTTGATGTAGTGATTGTGTTAGCAGATGGTGATGCACCTGGACTAGAGTTCGGCAAGAAGATTAGCCGTGAACTAGGCAATGTAAATATCATCAGTATGCCAGATGGCGAAGATGTAAACAGCATGATAATCAAGAAGGGAAGCGACTGGATTGACGAACGAATCAGAGAATGCATTACCAATGGATGATAAGTTTTGGGAACATGCAAACCACTTAGACTTTGATATAGTTATAAAACTATCTGAAGATAAGTATATTAATATCTTGACAGCCTTGCATGATGTCTATGAGGCTATAGACAGAGACCCACAAGAAGCCAAGTTTCTGGCGACCAGCATTGCTGGTCTACTATTGGCTTCTAGGTATGGCAAGACAGACGAAGTATATGAAGAGATGGTTGTACATGCAGCCAAGAAATCTATGGACCAAGGATTAAGGGACTTATTAAATGAAAAACCGTGAAGATGCAGATGTAATTGCCCGTGAATTGCTTACAGTTTTATACAAAAAGCATGAGGATTATGGTCCAATGAACATTGCTGGAGCACCTGGTGGTCCTATGAATGGACTACGAGTCCGCATGTATGACAAGTTGGCTAGACTTAACAACCTAGTAGACAGCGGCGACACGCCGAACTATGAATCAATCGAAGATACTCTAATTGACCTTGCAAACTACGCTATAATTGGACTACTTGTTCAGCGCAATCAGTGGGCTGGCGTGTCAAACGGAGATAGTTATGAAGCGAGTCGTCGTCCTCAGTGACTTACAGATTCCTTACCAAGATAATAAAACAGTAGATGCCGTTGTAGACTTTGTTAAGTATTACAAACCAGATGAACTTTGGTGTGTAGGTGATGAACTAGATGCACCAGAACCTAGTCGTTGGAACAAAGGTATGCTTGGCGAGTACGCAGGTACTCTTCAGCAAGGCATAGATGATACAAAAGAAATTATATCTAAATTTAAAAAAGCATTAGGCAGGAAACCGTTCTATATGCAGCGGTCTAATCATACGGACCGCATTGACACTTACATTCGTAAGTATGCCCCAGCGTTCAGCAGTCTCAAATCACTAGAGATTGAAGAACTACTGGGGTATAATTCTATGGGCGTAACTTATTTGCATCGCATGCATGAATTACTACCTGGCTGGGTAATGGCACACGGAGATGAA